TCCAACTCCGAGGTTCAGCCGAGCGGCTGCAAAAGCGGAACATCTCAGAAAAGGTTTGCCAGCAATACCGTATCTACAAAGACGGAGACGTTCTACGCTTCTATTATTTCGACGATGCTGGAGTCGTTAAAGGATGTAAAGTAAAGACTAAGAGTAAAATCTTTAGTTATGAAGGAGAAACACCTGGAACACTCTTTGGACAACATTTGTTTCCCGCCACTGGAAAACGAGTCGTTATCACTGAAGGAGAACTCGATGCAGCTTCATGTAGTGAGGCTATGCCGGGGTGGCCGATGGTATCTCTACCTAGCGGTGCCGCTGCGGCAAGGAAATCGGTTCAACGGGCTCTCCAATGGCTCCAGGGCTATGAGGAGATTGTCCTGTTCTTCGACAATGACGAGGCAGGCCGTAAGGCGTCGGAGGACGCAGCAGGGGTCCTACCACCTGGCAAGACAAAGATCGCAAGACTTGAGAGCTACAAGGATGCGTCAGACGCACTTCAAGCGAATGACACTGAAGCGATTCGTCGAGCTATTTGGGACGCAAAACCTTACCGTCCAGATGGTATCATCGACGGAAAAACGCTGCTTGATCTAGTAACAACCCCATCTCCACCATCAGATCATGACTACCCATTTGTTGGGTTGCAAAGTAAACTCCACGGGATCAGGTATGGAGAGCTTGTTACAATTACTGCGGGATCTGGAATCGGGAAATCCTCATTCTGCCGTGAACTTGCAGTTGACCTTTTGCATAAGGGAGAGCGAGTTGGCTACTTGGCGCTTGAAGAAAGTAACCGTAGAACCGGACTTGGACTGATGTCCGCAGCCGTTGGTAAATCACTCCACTTAGGTACATATGACCGATCTACCCTCACCGAAGCGTATCAGGCAACTCTTGCTAATTGGAATCTCTTTCTTTTCGATGGCTTTGGTTCTTTTGATCCTGAGCTCATCTACAACCGAATTGAGTACCTGGCAGCAGGTCTTGATGCAAGGGTAATCTTCCTTGATCACTTATCCATTCTTCTCTCTGGCCTAGATGGTGATGAGAGACGAATGATTGATACAACAATGACTAAGTTGCGTTCTCTTGTAGAGCGTACTGGCATTGCACTATTCCTTGTCTCCCACCTACGACGCACATCCAATGACACAAACCATGAAGAAGGCGCACGAGTCACCCTTGGACAGTTACGAGGCTCGGCAGCTATTGCTCAATTGTCAGATGGAGTTATTGCGCTTGAACGGAACCAGCAGGCGGATAGAGGAGGCTCTTCTACGACTGTGCGAGTCCTCAAAAACCGTTACAGTGGTGAAGTAGGTGTAGCGTGTCAGCTGACCTATGATCTAGATACTTGTAAATTTACTGAGACTGAAGCTAATGACTTCGACCCAACGACAGACTTCTGACATTCCCCGTGAAACACGCAGAGCTGCGGTTATGTATGTCCAGCCTGACGGATCTGCATTGTACGCAGTATCACCTTACCCTCCTACATCTGAGGCAATCAAGCGAGCACAGTTCGTTGATAAGACCTACAAGTGGACAGGTAAGTGAATCTGATTTTTGACTTAGAAACAGACGGCTTATACGATGATGCTACCAAGGTCCACTGTATTGGCATCTATGATCTCGATACTGAACAGACTCTTGTATTCAACGATGAGGGCAGTGAGCAACCTATTACGAAAGGCGTTCAACTCCTTGAAGATGCCCAATGTCTTATTGGCCATAATATCATCGGTTATGATCTACCTGTTCTCCGTAAACTCTACCCTTGGTTTAACCCCTCTGCTAGGATTGTGGATACTTTGGTTCTCAGCCGTGTTTATCATGCTGACATGCTGAAGACTGATCAGAAGCGTAGGCACATTAAGATGCCACCACAGCTTCTAGGTCGTCACTCACTGGAATCATATGGTTACAGACTGGGAGAGTACAAGGGAGAGTTTGGAAAAGATACTGACTGGAAGAACTGGTCACAAGAAATGCAGGACTATTGTATACAAGACGTAAAAGTAACACAGAAGTTATGGCAACATTTCCACCCATACCTGACTTCATCCAATTAGAGCATGACGTTGCAACCATCCTCACAGAACAAGAGATACATGGGTGGTACTTTGATGAAAGAGCTGCATGGGAACTTGAATCGTCTCTCAGACGAGAGCTTGAAACACTTACTCAGCTACTACGCAACAGGTACCCTCTCATTAAAGACAGAGAGTTTACTCCTAAACGAGTTAACCGCACAACGGGATATGTCGCAGGCGCTCCTCTCACTAAACTAAAGGAGTTCAACCCGGGCAGCCGTGATCACATTGCATGGGTCATGAAGAACCATCACGGTTGGATTCCTGATAAAGAGACAGCAAGTGGCAAGACTGCCATTGATGAGACTGTTCTCAAAGATATCGGTACAGAGGAAGCCCTTCAGTTCTTCCGTTGCCTAGAGCTAACTAAGCAACTAGGCATGTTGTCTGAGGGTAAGAACGCTTGGCTTAAACTAGTCAAGGGTAACCGTATTCACCACCATTGCTCAGTAGCTACGAACACACACAGGTGTGCTCACCGTAATCCAAACCTTGCACAGGTACCAAGTGATCTTAACTTTAGAAAGCTATTTGTCGCTAGCCCTGGGCTTTGCATGGTTGGCGCTGATCTCGCAGGCATTGAACTACGAATGCTCGCACACTACCTTGCCAGATATGATGGAGGCCGCTACGGAGACGTACTTCTCAATGGTGACATACACCAAGAGAATGCCGACAAGATAGGTATCTCAAGGCGACTAGTAAAGACTGTAACCTATGCGTTTCTGTATGGGGCAGGTGATCAAAAGATAGGACTTAGTTATGACCAAAGCCTTTCCCCGAACAAGGCAAAAGAAAAAGGTGCTGAGATTCGAGGAGCTTATGTTTCTGCTATTGACGGTCTTGCTGACCTTCTTAGTGCAGTCCGTTCCGCAGGTGAACGAGGCTTTGTTAAATCTATTGACGGTCGAAAGATCGCAGTAGATAGTCCACACAAGGCACTCAACTACCTTCTCCAGTCAGGGGCTGGTGTTGTGGCTAAGCGGTGGATGGTCATCGCTAATCAAAACTTCCCAACCATAGACAACGACTATCTCAGTCACACTCATCAACTTGCATTCATCCACGACGAATTACAGTGGGAATGCCTGCCACTATATGCAGAAGATCTCAAGAATCACCTAGAAACTTGTGCTGCATTAGCTGGTGAATACTATAATCTCCGTATCCCTATCGCCGCCGAGGGAAAGATCGGATCCACCTGGGCGGATGTTCACTAATTATGGCTGTTAAATCAAAGACTGCACTGGGACGTGTTGAGTTCAAGTCTCGTGCTAAATTTAAGCGTACTCGTCAAGGCAATGGTACTCGATCACTTCCATCTCATGGGCGAAAGCTTCGGAGGGGTCAGGGTAAGTGAGTCTACTGATAGACGCTGACTTTATTGTATATAAATGTTGTGCAGGAGCTGAAACAGAGATTGACTTTGGAGAGGACCTCATCGTTGTTACCTCCAACTTCAAAGAAGCATACGAGTATGTTGAGCGAGAGTTATACAACATCGCTACTGACCTTGGATGTTTCGATGATTCTATTCTGTTCTTTTCTGATTCTGTCAACTTTCGTAAATCTATTGATCCAGCATATAAAGGACATCGAAACCGAAAGAAACCGTGTGGTTACAAAAGGGTCATCAACAAACTCAAGGAAGAGTATCCCGTTGTTGTGATGCCTACACTAGAGGCTGATGACGCTATTGGTATCCATGCCACACGAACCCCCGGACACATCATTTGCAGCCCTGATAAGGACATGCGACAGATCCCTGGGGACCTCTATGACCTCACTGATGGAGTGATCACTGTAACGCCTGAGGAAGGCCGTAGGTGGCACCTCATCCAGACTATGGCAGGTGACCAAACTGATGGTTATGCTGGTGTACCTGGTATTGGTATCAAACGTGCTGTTGCTCTCTTTGAAAAAGAAGGCTACACTTGGGATACAGTTGTGAAAGCATTCGCTGAGAAGGATCTTAGTGAAGATGTAGCTCTTATGAATGCACGCCTTGCTAAGATTCTACAATGTGATGACTATGATTTCACCAATCAAGAACCAAGACTTTGGTCTCCCAGCACCAGTGTTGGAGTTGACGATGGAGCAACAGTTCAAACTCAAACAGATTGAGAATGCACTGCGTAACCCTGAAACAAAGCTAGAAGATGTAATCACTATCTTCATGGCACTACAACGCCAGAACTTTACTCTCTGCAATACCGTATCCAACTTAGTTAAGAAATGGCCAACTCAAATGCCACAGGTCCCAGTTACTACAAACGAGGAAACGTTGAAGTTTGGGACTTCATTAGAGACCAAGGACTAAACTACCACCTTGGTAACGCAGTTAAATATATCTGCCGTGCTGGCTTCAAAGACAGCCGAGTAGAAGATCTTAAAAAAGCAATCCAC